AAGGCCGACACGGAGTTCTGGAAGCTGGTCGACCGGAACCCGTGGCTGACGAACCTGAACGCCGCGCCGGTCCAGGACACGAAAGAGGCCAAGGAGTGGCCGAACGGGTCGATGCTGCATGCCGGGTGGCTCTTCGGGGCCATCGAAGGCGACCGCTCGCACCTGCTGGTCCTCGACGACGTCATCAAGGAGCACGGCGACGGCGAGACCGAGAACGTCCTCACTTGGATTGAGGGCGTGACCGTCCCGATGGTCAAGGACTCCGGAAAGACTGCCGTCATCGGGACGCGCAAGCGCCCCGACGACATCTACTCGCACCTAATTGACCGTGACGCCTACGACTTCACCGAGTACCCTGCGGTCCTCGAGGAGTGGGACCGCGAGTTCGCTGACGACGACAGCTGGACAGCACGACGGCCGCCCGAAGAGATCTACACCGAAGTCGACGGCCGCCCGCTCGTCGACGACACGGTCCACATTCTGTGGTCGTCGGCGCGGGGCCCCGAGTACCTCGCGGACAAGTTCGACCAGATGTCTCGCCACTTGTTCTGGCGAGAGTTCTGCATGGTCATCCGCGGGGCACAGGGCAACCTCATTGACGCCGACGACATCAACAAGCTCGTCGACGACGGCGGATGCTCCATCCGCGACCGGCTACCTCCAGAGAAGTATCGCGCCGGCGAGGGGGAGGCGATCGTCGTCGGGCACGACCCCGCTATGTCACCGACGGGTGATGACGCGGCGTTCCTCGTCCAGCTGCTCCGACGGTCCGGGGAGCGCGTTATCTTGGACGCCCACGCCGAACAGGGGATGTCACCGTCGGGCATCAAAACGCGGCTCCGAGAGTACGACCAGCAGTACGACCCGGCGTTGATCGTGATCGAGGACAACGGGATGCAGCAGTACATCGTCGAGGACGCCATCGAGTTCTCGCCAGCGCTCCGCTCGAAGGTGACGGGGTTGTCGACGACGTCGACGAAGCACTCGTGGGAGAACGGGATTCCGCGGCTCCGGACGCTCGTCGAGGACGGCTCGATCCAGTTTTACCGTGGGCACGACGCGACCGAGGACTGGATACAGGCAGCGCTGTCGCTTGAGCTCGACGACGGCAAGCTCCAAGGCCATACGCCTGACCTCATCGCGGCCTGGTACATGGCTGAGCAGGGGCTGCGTCGCTTCGAGTACGGGCAGGGCGCCGGCGACAATGATGACTCCTCCGCGGTGAGTTACCTATGAGTTCTGACACTGCCACTGACGACGTCACGGAGACGATCGAGTTGTCGGTCGAGGGGATCGGCGGCGAGAACGCGCTCCCGAAGGCGGACACGAGCACGCAGCTGCCGTCGCGACGTGTTCGTTCGCTCAACGTCGGTGTCAAGCCGCCGTACAACCCGCACCGACTGGCGTCGTACTTAGAGAAAAATGAAACCCACGCGGTCGCGGTCCGCAAGAAGTCGCGCTGGGAGGTCGGCTACGGCTTCGACCTCGTCCCGGCACAGGGCCTCGACGTCGACGACGCAGACGACCGCCAGCGAGAGGTCGCCGAGTCGTTTTGGCGTGGGGGCGACTCCGAGTGGCTCACCGGGCCGAACCAGTCCGCGGAGCCGACGACGCCCGAGGAGGTGAAAGAGCTCGCCCGGCAGGACTACCACGGCGAGGGGTGGCTCGCCTTAGAGGTCCTCACCGACAACGAGGGCCGACCGGTCGGGCTTGCACACGTGCCGGCCCCTACCGTTCGTGTCCGCCGGCCGCAGTCGCGATACGATCAGGCCCGCCACCCCGAGACGGGACGCTTCGTCGACGGCGACGATGCACACCTCGCGAGTCGGGGTTACGTCCAGAAGCGTGACGGGAAGCGCCGCTACTTCGGCGAGTTCGGGGATCGCTATCGCGGCGTCAATGTTGACATCGCCGACGGCGAGGGCGACGAGCCGCCAGAGGCCCAGTACACGATGCCGTCCGAGGGGGCGGACGAACAGCCTATTTTCGTCGATCGAGAGACGGGCGATGTCGCGACGGGGTCGGCGGCACCCTTCGAGAACGAGCCGGCGAACGAGCTTATCTTCGTCCGAAACCCTTTCCCGACCGAGCAGGATTATGGGATCCCTGACTGGGTGAGCGCTATCCGAACGATGGCCGCCGACGAGGCGGCGAAGGACTACAACCGCGACTTCTTTCAGAACGACACGATCCCGCGGCTGGTCATCAAGGTCACTGGAGGGGAGCTCTCCGAGGCGTCGCGGGAGGACCTCCGGCAGATGCTCGACGGGCTTCGCGAGGAGTCACATCGGGCAGTCGTACTCGAGACCGAGCGATTCCAGCAGACCCTCGACGAGGACGTCGAGATCGAGATCAAGCCGGTCGGCCAGGGGATCAGCGAGGAGATGGACTTCCGGCAGTTCCGCGAGAAAAACGAACACGAGATCGCGAAGGTCCACGAGGTGCCGCCGATTCTCATCGGCGTGACCGACACGTCGAATCGGTCGAACTCCCAAGAGCAGGTCCGGGACTTCGCGACGAACGTGGTGCAGCCGGAGCAGCACAAGTTCGCAGAGCGGCTCTACCAGACAATCCACCAGGTGGCGCTGGGCATCACCGACTGGACGATCGAATACAAGCTCCGCGGCGCCGACAACGAAGAGCAGGAGGCGAAGCTGGCCGAGCAGAAGGTCCGGGCGATGCGCCTCGCCGGCGTCGGGACCGTCAACGAGGCGCGCTCCGAACTCGGGCTGGAGCCGTTCCCGGACGACGACCCCCGCGGGGATATGACGCTCGCGGAGTTTGAGGCCGAGACACAGCAGGGGGCCGACGGAGAGGGAGACGGGGGCGACGGCGGCTCTACCGAGGCGGCTGTCGCACACGCCCCGCCCCAAGAGAACATGGTGGGCGAGCGCGACTGGTCGGCCGTCAAGTCCGACCTCCTGACGAAGGAGATTGAGCAGACCCAGTTCTCGAGTTCGAACCTCGATGAGGGCCTCTACGACTTCGAGGAGGAGGAGCTGTTCCTGTCGTTCCTCAGGGATGATGGCCAGTCGTCGCTGTACGCGTACGTCAACATCCCGCCGTCTGAATGGGCATCCATCACCAGTGCGGGCAGCGCCGGCGGCTACCACTACGACAACATCCGGCTCGAGTATCCGTATATCGAGATCACCAACTTCCACGACCGGCTCCCCGAGGGGCCGGCACCCGACCCCGAGGACATCCCCGACGACGTCCCGGCCGACATCTGATGCCGATCGCCGATGACCGCGGGAGTCCCGGCTCCCCGCGCGAGGCACGACCGGGGCACAACCACACACTATGAGTGACAACAACCGTGGCGAGAAGCGCGGCGTCCTCGGGACCGGTCGTGCCAAGGAGCTCGACAAGACCAAGGACGCCGACGCGGACGCCGACAACGATGGACCGGACGGGGGCTAACCGATGCCCCCAGTAGCAAAGGCGGGCGGCCAGCAGTTCCGCAAGGACATCGCATTCGTCACGAAGGACGACGAGGACGACGAGCAGGTCGCCGCCGGGATCGTGATGGTCCCGGACAAAGCCGATCTCCAGAACGACTTCGCCCGCGAGGACACCATCCGCTCGTTCGCGGATCAGTTCGAGGCGTTCGTCGCCGCCGGCGAGGCTGGCGGCGGCATTATGCACGCCGTGTTCCCGGGCGACTGGATGGCGCTCGAACGCAACGAAGTCCTCGACGAGGCCGAAGAGATCGGCGGGGAGACTGTCGAGGCCGGAGCGTGGGTCCAGGAGTGGGCGATCAACCACGACGACCTCTGGGAGCTGATCCTCGAGGACGTCATCTCTGGCTATTCGATCGGTGCCATCCAGGTCGGCTGGAACGGGCCGTTCGCGCAGGACGAACTCGACGACGTCGAGGTACCGGACGAGCTTGGCGACGAACTCGTCTGGGAGCTGGTCGAGGGGATCATCCGCGAGGTGTCCGCGGTAGACATCCCAGCGGTCCCCGACGCGCAGATTCTCGACACGAAGGCCGCCGCTGAGAAGCGGCTCGGCGACTACCTTGGCGATCCGAACGGTTTCGTCGAGGAGGCGATGGAGCGCGGCCACTCCGAAGACGAGGCCGAGTTCCTCTGGGATGTGCTCACCGAGGCAGCCGAAGAGGACGGCGCCGGCGACCCCGGTGAGAAGAGCGTCTTCCAGCGGATCGGCAAGGCAGCCGTAGATGCGTTCCTCGGCGACCCCGATCCGGACGTCGATGAGTTCGATGCTGCGGGCGACACCGGCTCTACCGCTCCGGACACGGGCAGTGCCGATCGCTCCAGTCCGACCGACCCCGACGCCAACGACACGAGTGGCGCACAGGCTGACAAGGACGACGCCGGCGGCGACACGCCGGACGATGACGGCGGCTCGAAGTCCGCCGACCCTGACATGGGAGACAACACCAACGACGACGTCGGCGGGGATGACAAGAGCCTCGCCGAGAAGAACGCAGAACAGATCAGCGAACTGACCGAGTCGGTCAACACGCTCACCGAGGCGATCACCGGTCCGGAGCTGAAGACCGCCGAGATCGAGATCGACGGCGAGACCTACGAGGTCCGCGAGGACGCCGCAAGGGCTGCCCTCGGAGTCAGCGAAGACGACGACGTCGGCGAGGCGATCGAGCGGCTGAACAAGAAGGCCGGCCGCGTCGACGACCTCGAACGGCGCGTCGACAACATCGCTCGCCAGAGTGGTGGCAGCGGGCAGGTCGAAGCGGCCGCTAACGGCGAGAACGGGGACGACAGCCGACTGGACGAGCTGGGGAAGGCCCTTAGCTAAGTGATTCTACATGAGTACCACTGATTCCATCGCCGCCGTGCGGCGGCAGAACGAGCTGGCAGGCGCAACGAGCAAGGACATCGGCCTCGCGGAACTGGACGGCTTCCAGCTGCCCCGTGACCTCACCGAGGAGTTCCTCGACCGGATGCAGGAGGGCATCGAGATCCTCGGCATGGCCGACACGATGGTCCTCGCACGGCTGGAGATGGATGTCCCGCAGTTTGGCGTCCCGCAGCTGTCGGGCCACACCCGCGACGAAGAGGGCTCGCGCACCGAGAACTCCAGCGCGGAGTCTAGTGCGGTCGTCTTCAATGCGACCGACAAGTCGTATTACATCCTCGTCGAGCCGAAGCGTGACGCGCTGAAGAACACGCACTACGGGCCCGACGAGTTCGGGCAGTTCATCATCGACGAGTTCATCGAGCGCTACGGGAACGACCTCGGGCTGATCGGCCTCCGTGCGGCCTGTTCCGATGCGAACCTGCAGTCGATCGGAGGTGCCGCCGAGCTCGACAACACCTTCACCGGGTACATCGCTCGCGCCGAGGGTGACGCCCAGTCCGTCGACGACGCCGGCGACAGCACGCGGATCGGGCTGGAGGACACCGCCACCGCGGACGCCGACTCGATGCCGGCGATCGCCAACACCGACGGCTCGGGTAACCCGCAGCCGCTCGACACGGCGCTGTTCAACCAGACGATCCAGACGCTCAACCCGCGCTACCGGGACAGCGACGCCTACAGCCCGGTGCTGATGACATCCCCGAACCAGGTCCAGAACTACGCCATGTCGCTCACGGAGCGTGAGGACCCGCTCGGGAGCGCCGTCATCTTCGGCGACTCGGACATCACGCCGTTCAGCTACGACCTCGTCGGCGTCAACGGCTTCCCAGACGAGTACATGATGTTCACCGACCCGGACAACTTCGCTTTCGGGCTGTTCGAGGAGATGGAGCTCGAGCAGACCACGGACACGGACAAGGTCCACGAGCAGAAGCTCCACTCCCGGAACTGGATGGAGGC